AGAAACAGATCAGCCGAATATTCACCCCTGTATCCATAATCAGGCCTGATATCGTCCCTGATAAAACCGGTGTCGATTTCTTCAGGGGCGCTGAAGACCCGCATGAAGCGGCCATCGTAATATGTATGAAGCCGCGCGAGATAAGTCCCGGCTCAAAACTGAGATAACTGCCCGGCAAAAATCATTTGATACAATCAAAGCTCGCTTGATTTTAGCGCGGGCAGATCTTCCTTTCCCTGTCGCCCCGAGCGAATCCCGACTCACTGAGGGATCATCTGGAATGTCGAACCAACCAATATGCTGCTCGCATTCGCGGATGACGCGTTTTGCGCGAACTGAATCCCGATTTTACGGTTTATGCAGTTGCCACTTTCTTCAGAATCGTCGCATGTAGTTCCCAAGTTGACATGTACATAGCCTTCGATCCTGATCATTGACACCGTGGTGGCTGTCAGGCCCGTAGCCGTTCCCAACGCCGCGCTCCTGCCCTGAGTGACGGTCCCTGCAGAATAAATAAGCGTATCGTAGACTATTGAGTTGACCGTAATGCCATTAGTCCCGCCAATGGCGACCTTTACGCCCCCCGCTGCGCTTGACGTGGTAAACAGCGTCGCGCTGAATTTGTACTTTGTGCTGGACCTCGTCGCAATCTGGAGCGCGTCCACATCGGCTAGCGTGGTAGCACTGGTCGCGTCATATTGCGTAGCCAGAACAGCCGTCCCTCCATTGGCCGGGATTGACGACACTTCTGACACGGCCATGCTTGACCCTACCAATACGCTTGATGCCGTGGCCGATGACGCATTCTGAGCGAACTGGATTTTAAGGGTCCCGCTTGATGAGGTTGTAATTGTGCCGGTAACAACAATAAAAGCGGATGACGCGCTTGTTACGCCCACTGACGCGCCCAACGCCGCGCCCCTGCCCTGAGTGACCGCGCCGCCGTTGAATATGAGAACATCGTAGATGATGTTTGCGGCCGTAACCGTGCCGTTGACAGCCACCTTGACGCCGCCCGCCGTCCCTGATGATGTCCTGAGATATGCGGTAAAACTATATGTCTTGCCCGACTTAAGATTCAAGGACAGGTCCGTAACGTCCCCGGGAACCGTTGAACTTGTTACATCGTACTGCGTGGCGACTATGGCACTGGTGGCATCTATGCCCGCGCTACCAATAATAAGTGTGCCTGTTATGACCGGGTTGGACGTGTCCAGTTTATTATTCAGCGCGGTCAGCTGCGCCGTGCTCACGGGTTTGTCCGTGTCGGCGGTATTGTCCACATTGCCGAGGCCGACATCTGCTTTCGATATATCGAGCTGCGCGGCAGGGGTTTTCCGCCACGCGCCGTACACTATAGAGCCCTGCGCGGGCGTAGGGAGAGAGGCTACGGCCGCCGCCTGGGTAGCAGCATTAAAATATACGTTCGCGGTCCCAGCATAGCCGCTCGAATAACCCTGCCCGTAACGGTTCTGGGGCAGGATACTATAATGAGTGTTGGAAGCCTTATATTTGTAATAGAGACGGACATATTTCGAGCCCGTGGACGTGCTGTATACCAGCGCGGCTATATCCGTCGCCGGGGCTAGGCTCGTTTTGCCCGTCACGTCGATGGCAATGGACGGTATCGCGCTGTTGAAGGCGGCCGAATCGGCAACCGTGGGCATGGTCACCTTGACGTGGAGCGTGATGTCTTCCAGGTCCGCAGGCGCTACCGCTGCGGCAGAGGTCAGCTCCTTTAGCTTGATTTCGGTGTTTATCGCCTGCCCATAGCGGTACGTCCCGTCATAAGGGAGGTAAATGTTGCCTATATACTCCCACTGCCCGGTTTTGTCTACAGTGTTTGCCAGGCTCCGCCCAATTTCGACGCCATAGCTGGTATAGGTGCTAACTGTTGCGCTATTGGCCGATATGCTGTTCCCTGCCAGGCCATACGAGAGGTAGGCGGTCGTGCTTTTATACGCTCCCACGGTCGGGTTGACGGTCAGACTGCCTGTAGCCCATGTCCAATCATTCTGCGTCACGGGCGTGGTCTCGATCGTCGCGGCGACCGCCTTAGATTTATAGACATCGATGTACGCATACGATGCGTCGAATGACACCCTGACATACCGTAAAACCCATCCCGGGTCGGCGTCGGTGTCAGAGTTATACGAATGCGAGGTATTGGCTACCACCCCGCTGCCTTGGCCTGAATAGTTGGCGGAATTGTAAGCCAGGTTAACCGTTACCGTCGATTCCGTGACCGTGCCCGTCGAAATATAGGCTTTGACAATGAATTTCGCCTGCTTTATCGCCGTGCTGATCGGTATGGTCGCAATGCGGTAATAGCCTGCAGCGGCGGCAGTGGTTGTTGTGTATGTCGTGCGGCTTATGTCCTGTGTAGCAATATCGAGCTGCGCGGCAGGGGTTTTCCGCCATGCGCCGTACACGACACTGCCCTGCACGGGACTCGGGAGGGCGGATACCGCCGGGGAATTGGGGCTAAAGGCATACACGGCATATATATCGCTTGAGTTAATGCTGCTGTAGCCTCTGCCGCGGCTATTCTCAGGCAATACTTCGTAATGCGTATTGCCAGCCTTGCTCTTTATATATAAGGATATTGTCTTGCTTCTCGTAGATGTTGAGGTGACGACACAGGCTATGTCGGTTCCGGGCGCGATAGAGGTCTTGCCGGCGACATCGAGGCTCATAGATGGGATAGCCGCAGCAAACGCGGCCGGGCTCGATACTGCAGGCAGGGTCCCTTTGAGGTAGATCGTCAGGTCGTCCATATCGGCCGGGGCAACTGCAGCCCCTGCAGTGAGCTCGCGCAGGCGGACGGCTATATTATAGGAATGGCCAGCAGAGAATGAGGGGCTGTATGTGACGGTAACGGCGCCCAGACTGATCCATTTCCCCGTTTTGTCTACAGTGTCTGAGATTGTCGCGCCCAGGGCCGCGCCATACTTGACCGTCTCGGCATCAGCGCCCCAGGCCGACCCGCAGGGGAGAAGCGCGGCTATGATCAGGATCAGGCTTATTATGCGTATCATCAGAAGCCCTCGATGAAGAGGAATCCGGTACTGGTCGATCCCGTGACGGTCACCGCTGTGGTCGACAGGGTCGTCACCAGGGAGGTCGCCAGCCCCGTTGTGCTGAGAACAACGGGGGTATACGAAAACGCGGTCGGGAATGTATAAGAGGCCGTCCCTAAGAGGGCGCTGCAGTATATAACGACTTTCTTGTAAGAGTTACCGCTGAAGGGCTGGCTGAATATTGCGCTGCCCGAGGTTGAGCCGCTCACTGTCGTTTGGGCAGACTGGGGCTTTATTGTCCCATTTACCGTCAGCTGCTGGTTTGCGACGGAGGAATTGAAGGTACCGTAAATTAATGACTTTAGTCTGCCATTTGCTTCCGTGCCACGATCTATACTATCTATGAATAATTTATATGAAGCGGTTTCAGCACTCCCCGCTCTATAGCCTAAGAACACATTGTTAGTGCCATCAGCAGCTCCATAGCCCGCTCCATTGCCAAGAATAGTGCTATATTCCTGGCTTGCAGCAGTATATACTGCTTGTTCTCCTATTATGACCGAATTGGAGGAATAAAGCAGTTGAAATCCCGCACTCGATCCCAAGTAAATATTGTTGCCGCCGGAGACATTTTTAAACCCTGCCGCATATCCTATAAATGTATTGTATTCTCCGGTGTAATTGCTATATCCAGCATTATTACCTATAAATAAATTGGAGCTTCCAGAAACATTGGATACACCGGCCTCCTTCCCAAGGAAAAAATTAAAGTTCCCTATAGTTGTGGCATAGCCAGCTTTATAGCCTATGAAGAAATTATCCATACCGCTGGAATTATAGCCAGCCTGATAACCTATAAAAGTGTTCCTTGTGCCGGATTGGCTTGACTGCCCTGCCCCTGCCCCAATGTATGTATTTGCTGAACCGGTTGAGTTGCTGTATCCTGCGGCATAGCCTATAAATGTGTTGTTACTGCTCGTATTGGCTACTCCCGTATTGGCTCCCAGAAAAGTATTGTACGACCCAGTCGTGTTCGCCAGGCCGCTCTGGTTGCCCAGGAAGTTGTTGTAGCTGCCCGTGGTGGTCGCCAGGCCCGCCTGGTAGCCCAGGAACAGATTATTCGTGCCAGTGGTCAGGGCTGAGCCCGAGCCCGAGCCCAACCAGGTATTCGTCGCGCTTGTGTTCAGATATCTCACGCGACTGTCGAGGGCCACCCAGTTGGCGTTAAACAATGCCGTATAGTCCTTTTCGCGGTCGGCAGGCATGTAAAAAAGGCCGGAATCGGTATATGTCCCCGCGCCCGCGCCGGCGCAGCCTACTGCGAAGAACATCAGGAATGAAAGCAGGATCGTCAAGGTCTTTTGCATTTTGATTAAGCCCCCCTTATTTGAGTTTGATACCGTATGTCATGTCTATTGTTTCGCCGGCGGCGATACTGCGCTCTGTTATGTCGTAGAACGCGATCAGCCGCTGAACGCTGTTTATTGTAGCGATGAGGCAAACTGTGTTAAAGGGACCGACCGATCCGCCTGAAGCCGAAAAGGTAAATGTAGTCGAAACAACCTGGAAATAGCCGCCATCGAGCGCCCGGGTCGGCCATGCCGTCGCAGACCTGGCCAGTGAGGCCCTTGCATAACCGTTCCCAGAGGGCTCGCTTGCGGTGATCCCGGAGAGGACCGTCGTTCTCGACATAGTACCGTAAAAGAGGCCGACCTGAAAGGTCGAAGGCTCATATGCGTTCGAGGCGTCTGATCCGCAGAAGAAACATTCGAGCAGGGCCTGCTCTCCGCCGTTGACTGCCGTGGTGTCATTGTATGCAAATTCCCTTGAGAGTATTTCTCCCGACGCTGAACGGTGAATAATCTCCGCAATCCCCATCCAGCCTCCGCCGACTATGAGCCATTCAAACCTGCATGCAATATTATACAATAGACCGTTCCTGGGCACAGCCTGTTTGAAGCCCTGCAGCGGGTTGCATAATCTTTTTTTCAGCCACTTTCTCATATATCCTCCCGTTATGTTTGTCCGAACTCTTCGCCAAAGCTTGTGCCAAAGCCGCTCGGCAGGCCGGTCACGGCCGTTTCCACTTCAACCGCAACGGTGCAATTTATTGTCGAATGCATAGTGATAACCGTCTCAACCTCTACCGGCGCGAGGTTGGCGATCCTCGATGCGAGAGTGAGCGAGGTGAGGGCCTCGACAACAGCGACCAGTTTCAAGGCTGTCTTGATTTCGCGGGCCGTCAGCCTTATGATGTCATTACTGTTGTCCCGCGCGCTGCCGGGCGTGAGGTTTGCCGACAATATCTCAGCTACGAGACGGGCCTCCTCAAACGTAATGCAGTCGCCGAATTCCACATCGAGCTGATCCCAGAAGACTTCGCAGGTCAGTTTTTTCTTCCTGAAGGCATAGTATTTCAGGATGAACGCGGCCACCTCTGCAGCCTGGGCCTGCGACGATATGGCGTCAAAGCGGAACAGCTCAGGCCGTTCTTTCTGGCCGTACTTCCCGATGCTCCTGTCGTTTGAGAGCGTGAAGAAGCCCTCATAGGCTTCATCGCCGCTCTTACTGAAATCGCGATCGTAGTACACATCTGCATAATTCACAACCTCAGTCAACGGGCTGCGGCTGATCTTCATGGTCGTTTTATAATCAGATTTCATGCGGACTTCATCCGCGGATATCGCCTTTTGCGATTCGGTGTCTTCAGAGCGCCAGAGCAGCTCCGCCCGGCTGGTCCACCTGTAATAGCACCTGCACTGCCAGGCCAGCTGTGCCAGCAGAGCGGACAGCTTTGGAGAGTTGTTAAACCAGTAGCCGAGCGCGTAGCCGTGACTGGCGAATAACGCCTGCGTGGACGGTTGAACACACTTTATTTCAACGGCAATGCCTATGAAATTAGTCGCGGCTGAAGAAGTCCAGTCGACCAATGTATCATTCATGCTCTTGAATTGCGTCTGCAGGCGGGGGTTTGAGCCCACATTCGCAAGCTGTGTAAAACCAGACCCCGCGACCGCAGAATATACACCAGTTCTGCAACATCCGAAGGTCGCGTTGTTCACTCCGGCAAAGGCCGACAAAGAAGCGGTCAACGAGGTCGCGCCTTTGTTCTGGTTAGAGGCTGTTTGCACAATAGCGCCCGCGCCATTGCTGCCCGATATGTCGGTTCCGCTGAATTCTTCTACCGACCAGCAGCAGCTACTCTGGTTAGCGCCAAACGCTATCGTCAACGCCCCGGCCGTGGGCGCCGATCCCATGGCCCTGTATACCATTAACATGGTTGCGGTGTCCCAGGTATTGGTTTTGGAGGTCACCAATTGCCAGGTGAGGCCGCAGCCCGTAACAGACACGGGCACGGCGGGCGTGCCTGAAACCACAGTGGTTGCAAGCGACAATAATACAAGCCTGTTCGCAGTCGGAGATATCGAACTTGTCGTATAGCTGGAGGCCGCGGTAGAAGAATACCCTGCAAGCAGATGATATGCTTTTATCCAATAATCAACGCCTGCGTCCGAATAGAACTGCGTGTGATCATAATCGGTGAAATTCTTGAATAACCACTTGAACACGTGATCGGGGCGCGAACAGAGCGCGTTCGCTGAGGCGGTTATGGATCCAGACGCGTCGTCTATGCTACCGTCGACGTCGACGGTTATTTTATTCGCGAGGGTGACGTCCGCAGCGGAGTTGCCTGACAGCGATGTCTTCGCCGCCACATAGGCGAGCATGGTGGCTCCGGACGTCAGTATCGAGACTCCAGTGACGGATGAGGACTTGGAGGTCAACTCAATTACGAGGTTTCCGCCGACTGTGAAGGTAAACGTGTTCGCGACATACGAGACTGAGTTGTTCTCCATTTTATACAGGTTTTTTGCCAGGTCTTTGCGGCCCTCGGGATACACCACTACCGTCGCAGCTGCCGGGGTAGAGCCGGTCGTGCCCTGAGCCGTCACAGAAACAGAACTCATGAGCACATACTGAAATTTAGCGGTACCGTCAGGCGATGACGTTACCTGAGCCACTATCCGCGCGCTGCCGGTCCCCGAAAATGTAAGCGCAGCCTGGTGTGCGCAGGCCAGGGCATTGCTGATCAGCGCGTCGGACACTATGTCAGTGCCGAGCAGCTTGCTCGCAAAGACTATCACAGCTTTACCGGGATAGGAGGCATGGGCGTTCCCATTCTTGCCGGTATACACGGTGTATCCGGCGATCAGCCGGGTAGAGTCGGCATATACATTGTTTACTCTCGAGATCGGGTGATCGGCGATAAGATACGTGTACGCGCTCTTTACTTCATATATAGCGACGCCTGCCGCGTGAGCCTTGGCCTTGGTGCTGTTATACGCCCTGGTGACGGTGAGGGTTGTCCCGTTCTTTGCCGTTACTCTAACCTGCTCTTCTTCTATTTGAGCGGTGAACGGTATCGTCGGGATATATTTAACGCTTGACACTATAAACGCCGTGTCGTCGCTGTCGTAGCCGTCCACGCCGTCGGTGACATTGGGATCCACGAGGGTCGAAGCCCAGCCGGCGTCTATCGGCTGACATTCGACGCCCCTGCAGGAACCTATCACGATATTGGCCTGTTTGCCGATTACGTCAGGGTCGCAATTGGGATATGCTGTCCTGGTTATTTTATTGCCGAGCGTCTTTTCGTATTGCACCCCGATGCTCACGAGGCGCATAGTTACGCTCAGCTCGTCGTTTTCATCCCAGTCGATTATGTTCCAGGAGCTCAAAAGCTGCGGCGGGTTTGTGGCCGCGCTCAGCCCCACGAACCAGGCATACAGCTCGCAGAGAGTAACCTCAGGAGAGTTGGAGCCGGAATTCAACATATCCTTGATCGTCAGCGCGGCATCGGGGTCGATGATTACGGATATGGTCGCCTCACTTATCTGCGCGCCGGCCAGGTCGGTCTGTATGTTCTCCTCGAAGCCGCCCCAGTTTGAGACCCATCCCTTGGCCGTAATATTCGCGCCTGACCACGACGTTATTGTAAAGCCGTAATCGCTCAAATATACCGTGCCGGTCGCAAACGGGATTTTCAGGATATAGACGGACGTCGCGCCCGTCTTGAGATTTTTCTCTGTCTCAAACGCCGCGGGGAATGCTTTCATACCCTGAGCAGTGTCAGCTGGCCCGAACGTCTGCCGTTACCGACGAACGGAAAGTCGAGCTTGCGGGTTAAAAACTTCACGGTGAAAGTCGAGCCGTTCCAGTCGGTGAATGTAAAGCTGTAGCGGCTGACAACGGCTACGGTCTCGAAAAATGTCACGAGGGACTGATAATCCGCGTCGGACATCCCCGACCAGGTGAGCTCGAAGGTGCGGCGCACGAGACCCTTATTGCATGAGTAGAGGGTCCCGCCGTTTGACCAGTCCTGAGGCGCGAGGTACTCAATGGGGTCTTTGCTGGCGTTGCTCGGGTTCCTGGAAAATTGCACATACCCGGCAGGAGCCGATGTGCGCTCAAACCGTGCGAATGCCATTTACTGGCCTCCTGTAAGCAGCTTGCGCCGCGCGATTTCGTCCATGATCAAGCCCACCAGCTCCTGCGCCTGCTGCTGGTTGTCTTTCCCCTGGCCCTGCACGACTATGTTGCCGAATGTGAATTGATTCGGCCGCCCTGAACCGCCGGCCGCTACCGCGGCAGCGACTATTTCCTTGAGCTGCGCCTCTGAAACGCCATACCCCTGAGCTGCGGCCGCTGCCGGCGCGACAGACTGAGCGCCTCTCGCAAACCCGGAGCCTCCCGAAGAAGTGTTGCCGCCGATGACGTTACCGTTTGCGTCATAATTAGTGTATGAGCTGAGCCCGGATCCTGCCGACCCATCGAGCGACATTTTCTTTGCGAGCATGTCGCTCAATTGCGTGTCGAGCTCGCGGAGCTTTTCCGACGCCGCGCTGGTTGAGAGCTTGAGCTCGTGGGCCTCTTTGAGTATGTCGTCTATGCCCTTCAGCTTCGTCTCGATATTGGTCAGTTCCGTCTGGATCTCTTCGCAGGCAGAGAGGGCCAGAGACTTCCACTTTTCCCAGGCGGCGGTTTCATCATCCTTGGTTTTGCGTATCCTGTCCGCGTCGTTGATGAGGCTCTTGTATTTTTCCTGCACCTGGCGCACATCGAAGTCCTCAAACGTGCCGAAGGCGTTCACGTTGCCCTTGTACTTGTCCATGAACTGCTCTGCGGTGCGCATAGCCTTTTCTATTGCGTCGATATCGCCGGAAAGCCCGGCCGACGACATTGTGTCCTGCAGCTTTTTATATGCCCCTGAGCGCGCCTGAGCCGGTGAGAGCGACGCTTCCTGCAGCTTTGCCAGGTAGTCGCGGCCGGACTGCGCCACTTCCGACGCTTTTTTTGCAGCCTCGGAGGCGGCGCTGGCCTTCTCGGCCGCGTAGTCGTAGACCTGGGTCCAGTAATCCTTCCACTTCGTGAGGTTGTCTTTCTGCTTTTCGAGCTCTTCCTTCATATACTTTGCGCGGATATCAAGGCAATCCTTGGCGTATTTCTCTACGATCATTTTTTTGCGGTCTTCATTGTCGCTGAACTTCGAGCGGTTATCTTCGATCGCATTGGCATACTTAACCCCAGCCTCGGCGAGGTCCTTATCTATGCCATACAAAAGAGACACCCTGAGTTCATCCAGGGATTTTTCCAGTTCCAATGCCTGCTTCTCTGAGATAAAGTTCAGGGCCTGTTGCTTCTGATCATCAAGATATTTTTGATTTTTTATCGTCGTTCCGAGCTTCCTGTATTCTTCGTCGAGCTGCATTACCTCTTTCTGCTGTTCTGAAAGCAATGGGTTCATCATCTGAGTTTTGAAAGACAGCTCGTTCATGGCTTCAATCTCTTTTATCGAGGCCTCAGTTTTCTGCTTCATCACCCGAGCAGTGTTCATCCATTGCTGTTTTTCATTGTCGAAATAGATCTGCCCGGCATCCTTCATACGCTGGAAGTTTTCTCGTATTTCTTTAGAGGATCGTCCGCTTACCCCTAAATCTTGCATCCGTTTGTCATAGTTAGGTTGCCAGGAATTCACATAGTCTTGCTGTTCCTTCGTTTCCTTCATTACCTTATTGAGACCGCTGAATTCATCACGCACCCACCAGATTCCCTTCACGAGACCATAGCAGCCCAGGGCCGCCACGCCCAATACACCGGCCATGCCCGCAGCTCCGAGAGCTCCGACCGATACGGCGCCGAGCCCTTTTATGGCAGTGGCCGCAACCCCGATTTTTGCGCCGATACCGCTGAACATTCCCTTTATCCCACCAGCCGCGCCCGCAACAGACACACCGCTGATTGCGGCAGGTATCGCTTTTATTGACTCCCCGAGCCTTGCAAATGTAGGGAATAGCGCCGCCAAGCTGCTTGTCGTTTGCGCAGCTCCCATGGCAACGAGGGTTTGCGTTGCAACCCTGGACACAGCGGCCAAGTCCATGAGGTTACTGATAGTCTGCACGATCTTAAACGAACCGAGCGCAGTTGACGCGCCTTTAATTGCGGTCGCCAGTGAACTGAAAAGCGCCGGGGCTGTAACCAGCGCTGCCGCGCCAAGGGCGATAGAGATCGCGTCGATATTTTCCTTTATATATTCATAGGCTGCGACGGGTATTTCCGCTACACGCTTCAAAGCGTCTATAGCAGGCTCAGCGGCTTCCTTCACTGCGAAGTATGCCATTACAAGCTCTTGGCCTATCTTCTTTTTCAGCCCTTCTATGGTCGCCTGCCCTTTTTGTATCTTTTCCGCGGCTGTGAGCGTTATATCTCCCATATTTTGCATCTGCCGCTTACCCTCAGAGATAGCCGCATCGGCAAGGGCTTGTGATTGCTGCATTTCGTCGAGCGCGTCCTTGCTCACTCCGACCTTTTTCGCAAACGCAGTGAATGCCTTTTCCTGGTCGATCACAATGCCCAGTGATTTCAGCGCGCGTGTAGTCTGGTTTGCGGTCGCATTGGTTATCATGTCGAAGGCTTCCTTCACACTGACGCCTGCGACTCGCGCAGACGCGCGGGCGACTTCCAGCAGCTGGACGATCTGGTTTTCAGACAGCCCCTGTTGTAATCCCTTTACGGCCCTTTGCTGCAGAGAGGTCTCTCCGATGATGCCGGCCGAAACCTCTTTCATCTTCGCAAGCATGCTATCAGCGCTTATCCCGTATGAGGACGCCACAGCCCGGAACGATTCAGCTGTCTGCAATGCATCCGCGCCGATCTTTGCCGTAGATATCGCTTTTGTTATGGTGCCCCACGCGCCCAGTATTGCCGCGCTGGCAGCAACCCAGTGCTCCTTCAGCGTATCGGCGACGGATCTAACCTTATCCATTGCCTTGGTTATAATGCCTGAGGATCGGTCGTTTGCGTTCAGTTCTATCTTGACTTCAGCCATTTTTACCCTTATAATTTGTTTATGATCAAAGTATTCTTAAAATTATACATCCTTGGCATTATCGCCGCCGTCCTGTTGCTCATGATTCTCACGTAATTCTTTTGTTACCCCGTCTACCACCGCCAGCATCTCCAAATCGAATAAATCTGCGTTATACAGCCTGAGGATCGTCCCTGCGTCCACCAGGCCTTTCAGTCCCAGTAGCCGCGCTCTTATTTCAAGCGCTCTTTGACCGGCCGGGCCCGGGTCGGGGACCCTACAGGCCCCGTCCCAGCACTCCGGTTCTATCCCGTCCAACTCATAATCTTGTGTGCATGCCTCGCAGCTTACGCCCGGGTAATCGTACTGTGCCCGGAGGTAAGCTATCAGGCGTTTTTTGAGTCCTCAATGTCCTCCTCAATAAAGGCGTCTTCGTTCAGACAGTTCTTATTGACAAAGGCGCTGAAATCAGTGTTCCGGGTCATCAGGGTGTCGAGATTCTCCTGATCAAACTGGAAAGGGATCCCTTTTACCATGAAGCCGGGATGCTCATGATCGTCCGTCTTGCGCCAGCCCTTTACGGCCGCGCGGCCGAGAAGCTTGTCGCCCATCTCCCCGGCGCGTTTCCCGGCCTTCGCTGCCTTCTGATTGATCTGTCTCACCTGCTCCTTCGACAGCAGCTCTATACAAACCTCTGTGTCCTCGTCATACGGCAACCACTTGCGCCTTCCTTCTTCGTAAAGCCCTATTTCAGCCATCTCTCCTCCTTATATCTCCCGGCGCGACGCGCCGTTACGCCAATACGTTCGTCGACTTCTGATTGATTACGCTGAGCAGGAACGGCTTGACAATGCCGGTCATGCCTGTGGGCGCGGTTGCGCAGGCCAGGCATTTGAACTCTACCTCTTCAGGTATTATCCCGTTCTCAGTTGCGTCCTCGACATTTGAGATCTTCATGTTGGGGAACTGCAGCTTGAAGGTCCTGTAAAACGTACTCGCAATGAGGTTCCCCGTGAATGTTATGTCGAGCTTTTTGAGGACCTTTGAGTTCCAGTCGGTGAAATTCGTCACGGCTGAATACCTCGGGAACTTCAGGTTCAGCGTCACCTCAGGGAGGCCGTTATTGGTCGGCTCATCGATGATGTCAAAGGACCCCCCGGCCCCATAAACGCCCTCCATGGGCAGCTTCACGGCGAGGTCGAAGGACTTGGGGTATACCTTGTCGGAATCGGTCAGTGCCGCGCCGCTCTGGCTATTGATCCTGAAAACTCCCTGGTTGAAGAGCACACGGTTCGCTATTTCAGGTATCGTCACATTGTTGAAGGTCGTGAGCGTATTGACCAGACTGCTCTTCGAGATGCTTGTCAGGAGCCAGTTGCACGTTAGCTTCACGGGCTGGCCGACCTCGCCGCTCAACGTCGCGCCGATCAACTTAGCCGAGGCTACCTCTTTTATATTGACCTTCTGGTTCAGGGCGATAGTCGCGAACAGTCCGTCCCTGTTTGTTGTGAAAGGGAATGACTGCGCATATGCGGTCGTAGACGACTGCTGCGTCGGGACACCGGCCGTTGAGCCGCAGAGCAGGGCAAAGAGCAGATCCAGCCCATCGTACCTGAGATAATGCGGCGTGTCGCCCGAGGCCGATATTGCGCCGGAATCTGAATCCGCTGCCCAGTAATTCCCCAGACTGTCGTCCGGCTTTTCCTCCCTTGTCTGTTTGAGGCTGTCGGGCAGGAACAATAACCCGTCGCCCGCGCCGCATGCGACCGCCGTGGCCCACGTCGCGGCCTTCTTTATGGCCAGTTTGTATTCGACTCCAGACACTCCTGACATACTTAAGCCTCCTCTCGGGACGCCGGTTCCTTGACTCCGGCGTCGGTTTCTTCTTCAACCTGTTTCTGAATGCCCAGCTCCTCGTCGGTCGGGGTCCATCCGACCGGCTCCATGATCTGGTAGCCGAAGTGCGCGCGGTCGATATCGTATACCTCACCCATTACGAGCCCGATACCCGACACGGCATGTATGCCTGTCACCTTTGCCCTGATCTTTACTGTTTCCTTAGCCATATTGCCTCCTGTTTTTTTAGTTATTCAGCTCCTGCGCCGGCAGCGACAATTCGCAGTAGTGGCAAAGCACACCGGCGAAACTCCGCGTATCTATGATATCGGCGCTTACCGGACCTGCCATCTCACATAGACCTCCAAGCGTGAAATCGAGTCTGAAAGCCTCCCTTACAGCCTCTATCAGCGCGTTGAATAATTTCTCCGTTGCGTCCTGGTCCTTCACTCCCATGTAGCCGCGGATGACGAATGTATGCTTCGTCGTCTCTTCGGCATTGCTGTCATAGCTTGCCGGAGCATTGCGTCTGCAGATCTCCCAGCCGAGAATACGTTTTGATGTGGCGTCATGGAAGTAAGAAATAAACTGCCCCCAGTCCGCGTTCCACCGTTCGTAATCGTAGACCTTGCCGATCCCTGAGACCGCCGAAAGTTTTTCGTAAATCTTGGCTCTGATAGCCGCCTCGCTCAATTCAGCCTCCTTGCTATATTGAATCCCCGCTTGTCGAAAATATTCGTCAGCGTGGGCATGCCTTCTTCAAACGCCTTTTGAAACATCTGCGCGCCCTCGAATCCGCGCAGCGCGATCTTTCGCCTTATCACATACTCGATGCCCTTCGCCTCTGTTTCCGACATGCCCAGCTTCACCTGGATCCAGCGGATCAGCGACCCCTCGGGAGGCATGGCCTTGCCTGCGGTCCTCCCTTTTTCGATAACGTCGCCATACGCGCTCTGATGCCCTACAATGCCGCGAATTATGCCGACGCCTCTGTCGATCACCTCACCGTGAATCGTTGAAAGCAGGCCGCCTTTAGCGCCGTAAACCCCTTGAGGGGTCCCGCTCTTTACCTTGCGCTCCAGGAACATCGTTGCTTCATACATCGCCCCCAGGAGCTCCTCGCGGATAACCTCCTCTGTCTTGCCGTCAAACACCCCGCCCTTGCGGGTAATGGATACCTTTAACTCCATCAGCGGCTTCTCCTCGAGTAGCGGTGATGAGTCAGTCTCTCATATCCACCTGGATATTTTTCATCGAGATCCTTCACTGCCGTCGCCGGCGGCAGAGTGTCGCCATCCTTGAGGCCCAGGGCTTCGTTGTAGATCTGTAGATGCCGCTTTGCCCTGGCCGCGAACTCCTGCGCTTTCGTGCGATGATTTACAGAGTCAGCGTTTATTGTCGGATCGTTTGAATGAGCGAACGAATTCGCGAGCTCCTCGAGACACAGCGAGGCGGCAAGATTGCAGAAGGCGTCTTCATCCTGAGCAGGCACGGTTATGGCGCTGCGAGGGATAGTGAAAGTCACGCGGAAAGAAGCGCCCGTTGACGGCTCTTCTTCCAGCAGTCTCAACTTGAGACCGGCGGGAGTCCTGTAGAGCTCATAGGTGTCGGGATCCAGATATGCCGCAGGCGTTTCGCCAATGGGGAATTCAATTGACAGTATCGCGCTGAATTCCTCGACCCATCCGGTCGGCAGCGCGTACTGCGCCGAACCGTCACCTGTCACATCGGCGGACACCTCGGCGGGCCTGCTCTTCGAATACCTGGTGAGAGCCGCGCCGATATTCCTTTCGTAATCGGTCGGGTCGACCAGCAGCCCTGAATTGTCCCTCACTATCGAAACAACCTTTGTCCTCAGCCCGGCAAGAACGCTCATCTTCCTCTTTCTCCTTTCCTTATTCCCGCCTGTTCAACGCTGCCCTCTCCCCTGGAGAAGAGGGCACGATAAAACAGGAAAGACAGACGTCAGTCTACAGCCTTTTCAGCACAAGCAGCACGGTAATATCCGAGACGGTAGGAGACGTGCCTCCGATCGTTGCGATAATGGATACCGTCGCCTCATCGGTTATATTCGGAGCCGTTGCAAGCGTACCTTCATAGACAGTGTTTGACGCGGCTATCGAGATCGGCGAACTTAGCACGGATGTCGAGCCCTGCTGCACATCGAGGGTGTAAGTCTCGTCCGTCGCGGAAGTCTTGATCGTTCGCGCATATGCGGACACCCCGACAACGCGATACGGCCAGGGAGCCTTGAACTTTACAGGCGTGGCAGTGGCAGTGAGAGGCCCGGGGATATACACGGGCACAATCTGATATCCGGGACTCGCGGTCGACGGATTCCCGGTTGCCGCAGACGCAATAGAAAGGAGAGAAGCGGACAGAGCAAAAAACATGAGGACAGCCAGCAGACACATCAGCTTTGTGATGGTAGAGCGACTCTTTAGTGCAAATTCAAACATAATTTAATCCTCCTTTTATAGGGGGGGCGGCCTGAGGGCCGCTCCCCCGTCACATTCGTTATCCGGCCACGACGGATTTCTGGAAGCCGCGATAATCCGCGAGCTCGAACTCATACTCGTGGCGCATCTTGTACTGGATCTTGTCGCTGGTGAACATCTGCCCGATCAGCGGGTTGTCTGCCACAAACAGCTCCGGCTCGCGCCTGCCGTTCAGATACGCCGCCTCCATCAGCTCGACCACATTTTTGTCTGCGATGTGGTAGTAGTCGGTGGCGTCCGTCAGCAGGGGCAGGGTAATGATCCGTTCATGGTTGGCGCCGAAGCGGCCTGCATGAGGGTTGCTTCCCACTGTGTTCGGCCAGGGGCTGTTGAGGCCCTTCGCGATCTCCTCCAGCGCCCTCGGCACGACCTCGTACATCGGTTCGAGCCCGAGGATCTCTCCGCTGTCCTGTTCGGTCTGCGCATACATCGCCTGGAAGCAGGCGGTAAGTGTGGCTATGCCTGTAGTGTCGTTTGTCAGGGCAGTCGTCTTGAGGTTGCCGTGATCGGCATGGAAGAGGGCCTTACTGTCTCCCTTGAAAGTCGCATTGCTGATGAGCTTGCCCCATGCCCGCCTTGCATGTGTGCGGCGCGCGGCCCGGCCGAGCTTGTTGACGAGCTGGCTCACCGTCTTCAGGTCATCATTCATAATGACCCTGCGGGTGATCGTCAGTATGACGCCCTTCTGGTTGATCGCATAGGTCGACTCGATATCGGTCGGCATGCTGATCTCCTGATAGTCTCCCGACTCGGGGTTCACATCCGGCAGATCGCCGAAATAGCCGACCATGATGATCTCCATGGTTTTGAAGTCGGCCGCGTTGCGGATGAAGCTGAACAGGATATCCTCGTTATAATTGACCGCGCGATATTCCTGCACCAGCCTGCGGTACATGGTATTGCCGAGCACGAAGCTGAAAGAGCTGGAACTGTACGCAGCCGGCAGCCGCATCATTCCCATTATGCTTTCCCCGAGCTTCAGGTGATCGCGGCCTATGCGTCCGGTCACCGAGGTGTCGCCGGTCAGCCGTGTGTATGCTGCCTTCAGCGAGGTCATCGCGGGGACATCCTCATATTTCGCGTCCACTTCTACGCCCAGCATCTTGTCGAACGCCGCCTGCAGACGTTCAGGGGCTCCCTGGATATCGGTCAGGACTCCGCCTTCAGCGCCTGCGCCTTCCACCCGGCCCGAGCCTGTGAGCTTGTCGACATATTCCTTCTCATCCTTTATGGCTGCCTGCAGGTGATCTGCCTCGAACACCCGGCCGTCAAACTGTTTGCGCAATTTCGCCTGAGAGAGCTCGGGCAGTCCGCTGCCGACAAGCTCAGCGGTCAGGGTATTGCCGCATGCGACCAGTCTCGCCTCGTCGAGCAGTTTCTTTGCCTCGTCGACAGCGCTGCTGTCAACCTTAAGCGCGGCGAGGAGATTATCGACATCAGCCCCCATGCCGCCCTGCATTGCAGCCGCTACGAGCTGACTTACCTCTGCATCGGTGGCCTGGTCACCCCTGGCCTCCAGCGCGTCTATCTTGTCCTTCATCTCCGGCCGCAATGCCTGCAAAGCGGCCAACAGTCTTTTCAGCATAGTATCTTCCTCCTTGTTGTTGTGGCCCGCCTCAGCGGCTGCGGCCATGCGTAAGAATTTTCCTCCGGCGATCGGCTCATAAACCACATCGACGGAATCTACACGGACGATCTTTTCGGCTACCCGCCTGCCTCCACGCATCACTGTTTTGCCGTAAACGTCGTGCGAGAGCCCGATCAGGTCTTTTTTGCCCTTTTCCCATGCATCGACAATCATGTCGCGCATCCAGGCCGCGGACTTTAAAATGGTAAAGTCGCCTTCAAGCCCGGTAGTGTTAGTCGTCACATTTGAGAGCCAGCCGACGATATCGCGCACCGATTTGCCGAACGGATTCTTGCCGTCTGAATGCTGCCCGTCGCTCAGGGCGAACACCCGCGCGCCTTCGTAAAGAGGAGCCGCAGCCTTGAGCGTTTCATACAGATATTCGACTCCACCCTGGGCGTCCATGCCGGACGAGATGATCTGCACACGCCACTTGTAGCCTCTCTCCGCATCTGTTTCTGTTTCCGCTGCCGCTGTAAAGCGCATCGCAGCCTGCACCTTTACATAGCTGACCTCGGCGGCTACTTCGACAATCTCGGCTCCGAGAGCCACCACTCCGGCTTCATCAACCGTGTAGCTGCGCTGATAGAGCTTCCCGGTACCGTCATCGTAGATAACGAGATCGTCCGAAAAGTCTATAACGTAGCAGCCCTTCAGCAGCTTCTCCAGCTGTTTCATCAGCTCGCGATAGCTCGGCTTCATGGCTTATTTCTCCACGCTCAGGGTGTACTTCTTGCCGTCGGCAGTGACTATGCCCCACACACCATTGCCCAGCTCTTTCGCTTCAAGTATGTCGTCAAGCCTGAGCTTACGCTCAAACGGGACATATTTCGTCTTCGGTCCCGACTCGGTTTTTACTTCCTTTGCGGTTGCGCCTGTAAAGGTCAGGCCGTCCAGCATCGTCGCGGGCGGCAGCTTCTGTTTGGACTCTTTTGCATCTTCAGTCTTCACTGCATCTTCAGTCTTCACTGCATCTTTGGTCTTCACTGCATCTTCGGTCTTCACTGCATCTTTTCCATCCATACTGTCCTCCTCGTTTTTTTAAATCCTGTACTTCGTTCCCTCATCTCCCGCCGACACCGTGACAGGAGCGTCGTCACCTCCTCCTGTTTCGTTTTTTACGCGACTTTTTGTATATGTCTTCGGCAGCTCCATATCGCCCCAGGAAGAGTGATATGGAACATGGTCGCAACCACAGCTGATCACTTCCGACAGCGGCGCCGCAGGGTCCCTCGGGTACATAATTTTTATCCCGCCGGCGTCGAATGGCTCGTCCACCGGCACATGCGCCCCATGCAGCAAGAGGTGTGATAGACGCGGCTGCTTTGGAGAGCCCGCATGCACCCACTGCTTTTCGAGGCCGGGCACATAGTTCGCCGCTTTTTTCATCCTGAGATCCGCAGCCATCGAAAAGGCCCTGCCCATCTCAAGCCCCGTGATCGCCTCCGCGCGCTTCGCTATACTGCCGAACACCGAGGCCTCCTTCAGATTCCGCCCGATCACGGCCGCGACCTCAGCGGGCGTCTTGCCGCCCAGGACCCCAAGATTCAACTCTCCCTTGATTTTTGTCCAGGCGTCACCGAAGAGCGAGCTGAGACGGTCGCTTCCGTAGTCCTGCAAAACCTGCAGCGAGGAATCGGAAATATTGAACCCGGCGTACAAGCCGCCGTCGCTCATAGTTTCCGCGACCATGCCCTCTCCGCTATCCCACATCCCCTCGACAAAATCAGCCAGGGCGCCCTGCGCCTGCGCCTGATATTGCGAGATCTGCCGTTCCAGGCTATTGAGCATCTGTTTCAGCCAATAACTGTCCCACGAGGTCACGGACGCGTCGGCGATCTCTTTTATGACCTGCTTACGGAGGTTTTCGAGGATGCCCAGCATGGAGTCCGTCGCGCTCGCAATCCCCGACTCTTTTTCGGCAAGCAGCCGTTTTATTGTCTGTGTAACCTTCGGCATGTCTCTTTCAATACCCCTCTCGCAGCAGGAGAGCGTTTATAAACATAGTTGCGGCCCCATTCCCGGAAGTGTGTCCGCGAAACCGCAGATCGCCGTTTTAACGGCCTCTCGTTTAGCCGTCATTCTCATCCGCGTTCTCGCCCCCGGCCGCGGCCGCGGCAAGGTCTTTGTCTTTCATGTCCGGCTGCCCGGCGCCCTTCTTCAAATAGTCTTTGTACTCTTCCGTGCCCTTGGCTTTGTCCAGGGCGGTCTTAATCGCTTCCAGGTCCAGCTCAATGCCCAGCAGCTTCAAGCCGTCCGCGAATATCTTCCTGGCCGAGTCCTCATCGAGCCAGCCCTGGTTCTGTGCGAGCGCCACGCTTACGGCCAGCTGCTGCACGGCCGTGCCGATCTTCGCGATATCTTTCGTGTCCAGTTCAGGCGCGTTCACGGTGTAGCTTCTCGCGTCTTCGTCCGCAACCTTCAGGTATCTCGCGTTTCTGGCAGACAGGATAACGAAATCAAATATCGACTCGACGACATATTTGAAGTAGGTCTGCCGCGAGGTCAATTTTTTCATCGTAGGCTTGTCCATCTCTGCCGCCGTGGCCCTGTTCACATCGCCGCCGCCGCCGTACCAGTGCTCCGGCAGGCCCTTTGCTCCGAGTATGTGGTTCCTGAACAGGCGTGCGCCCTCGGCCGCGTCGACGGACTTCAAGTCGGGCGCGCATGCTTCGAGCTTTACCTTTTCGTTATGAGCGAACACCGATCCGCTTTTCTTGCTGAAGTTCTTGAGCTGCTCATCGAGCTCTTTCTGCTGCGCATTTTGCACTTCCATGTCCCAGACGAACGCATTCTGCAGCGGCCATTTGTCGGCATAGTCGTACAGGAACTGCTCATATGCGTCCGACCAGTCGGCGATTATCAGTAGTTCGCTGCGGCCGCGCGGTGAATTGGTCACATTGTTGATGCTGAAATAAAAGCACTGCCCGTCCGTGTATCCGGCCCTGAGTGCCTGTGCGGCCGGGGAAAGTATGTCGTCGGCCCCTTCAGGCAATATTGTTCTGTACTTCCGCTCCGGAGTGTCCGGGCCTCCCTTTTTGATCACCCCGATCACGGCCTTCACGTTTTCCGGATCGGTGATGACCTCCTTGATCAGATAAGGGTCTATGTACCCGAGCCTCACCTTGCCCGTCTGCTTTGCGACGAACGCCGGGAGGCAGAGCTCCCCGAAAATAAGGTTTTCGCGCACGTGCTTCTCGAAATAGATCTTCAGGTTGTTGAGCGGATCATTCCAGAATTCCGTCAGCAGCTGTTTGATCTCCTCGTTCGTGCTGTCGAAAGGCAGCCCGTCTGCAATGACAAAATCCTTGATCGTCTCGATGACCCATTGAGCTATCGGATTGGTCTCCCATAACCAGTAGCAGATCTGGAACATGCGGTCCTGTTCGATCGGCAGCAGGTCCCTGTCGTCATCGCCCGTGAGCCTGCGCCAACCAATGTCTTCAGCCGCCCTGTCGAGCAATGACGATGCTTTCATCCGCTCCTGGACTTGAGTCTCGATAATGCCGCCGAACACTGCGGCGACAAGTCGTTGTGTAAGTCCCGTCGATTTAAAAAGCCCTCCGCTCCAGCCCACTATGCCCGCCTCCTCATGCCCATGCGACCGCGCGCATGCCGGTCGGAATGGTAGTCGTCTTTTGTCTTTTCGCTCGATGCTGCTAATGCCGGCACGAGCCCTTCCTCACACAGTCCCAGCAACATCTCCAGCGCGTCGGGGCCGTCGTCGTGGCCGCCGCGGCCTTTCGGCCTGTAATAGATCAGCTGCCGCACGAGCTCGCGTTGTTCCTTGAGAAACCGGATCCACCCATTCTTGATCCACGGCTGCAGGCGAATGATGCGGAGATCTTTGTCTGTGTTCGGCACGAACTCATCGATGTTGACCGTCAGGCCCTCCTCGTGCGCGAGCTGCTCGAACTGCCTGGCGAAGAACTCCTGGAACTGCACGGTCTCCATGCGCAGCTTGTCAAAACGGCTGCGCTCGTGGTACATGAGCAGGTCTGACATTATCCTGTCCGGCTGGCGTTTCTCGATGTCTGCGAGGTCGACGTAGAGGATTTTGTTCTTCATCCAGCCGCCCAGTATTGCGGACGGATCGCTCCGCTTGTTCCTCTTGCCCAGGGACGGATCCACCGCGCCTGCGCGGGGAATATCTGTAAAGTCCACGTCTTCGTCATCCCAATATTGGATCCACTCTTCAAGGAAGACTTGATCTTCCGGGTTCAATGGCTCATTCTGTTTTTCGCTGTCGAACGCGGCCGGGCCGTCGGTAGCGCGCATCTTCATGAGGTAGTAATAATCCTCTTCCGATGGCCACAGGACCTGCGTGCCCGCGAGCATCGCCTTTTCATGCGCCTTGAAATATTCGTCTGCCTTGCGCTCGGCCTCTTCCTTGCCGACAGAGATGTCCGCGAATATTCCTTCCCACTTTCCCCATAATGCTTTCGCGAGTGCCCACTTCAGCACTGCCTGAAACTTCTTTCCCTTCCATCCCGGACGGATCAGCAGATCCGACAACAAACTCTCAGCGTGCAGGATCGTGCCGACGACGATATACACCGTGTACTTCGCGCCGATCTTCATCAGGGCCTTGAAGAACCAGTTGGAGAGCTTCTTTCTCTGCTCCGGAGATTCGACAGACTCGTCGTTTTCCAGATCGTCGCCGATGACGAGATCGGGCCTGCGCGCGCCATGCTTGCGGCCGCGCAGCTTCTGACCGCTGCCTACGCCTTCGATCTTTACGCCGTTGCAGGTGACTATTTCATCGGCCTTCCAGACGCCGCCGATGCCGCAGACATTGGGGAAATCCTGCTTTAGCCGCTCGTTGCTTTCAAACTCCAGCTTGATGCCCTGGATAAAACTCTCCGCCTGGTCTTTTGTTTCCGAGACGATCAGCGGATATGAGCGCTTCTTGTAAACCGCGCACCAGATGGGCAGAATGAAAGATGTCCATGTGGATTTCGCGTTGCCACGAGGCGCCGCGTCTGCTTCCTTATCTCCGATGCCGGTCTCGATCGCGGCCTCTATCATGGCCGGATATTTCTCGCAAAAATATTTGTGAAGCTCGCTCGCCGGGCGCGCTATGTAATGCGGGAAATACGTGCGGCCAAAGAATTCAAGGTCTTTCTCGCCGCGACGGATCCGCTCGCGCTGTTCTTTCTTGTTGTCGGAGAACGGCTGCGCGGCAGACTGAATCAGCCGGCGCAGGTCCTCGACTTCGCGGTTGAATTGGCGCTCGGCTGTTTTGCTCTTAGGCGCCATACTTCTCCTTTGCGAACGCTATGAAGTCGTCGAAATGCTCCTCGATAACTACAACGACGCCCGGGTCATTCTTGCTGAGAAATGTGATGAGATCGCGCATGAAGTCCAGGAAGAGCGCGCTCTTGTATTTGCCCGTCCGCTCGCGGATCTCCATCATGGTTTTGATTAGCCCTGCGAACGCATACTGCGCCTGGTGATCGAGCTTTTCGTTCTTCTCGAAATACCGCTCGTACTTTTCCTTCTGTGCCTGCAGCGCGTTCAGCATGCGGTCTTCAAACGACAATTGATTATCCGCCGCTTTCTCCTTCTCCCTGTCTATCGCCTGCAGGCGTTCGTCGAAGCGGAACTTTTCGCGCCACTCGTTGAACGTCGGCTTGCTGAGCTTCAGCCCCTGCTTTTCCAGCTCGCGCAGTGAGGCTTCGACATTGCCGCCCTGGGCGCAGTAGACGCTGAACGCGAGCTCGCGGTTTTCAGCTATATAGGACTTGCCCTTAACGTCGCTCATAACTCTATGTCCACGCCGCATTCCTCGCAGCGGCCGTCCATTACGTCAACGCCGCGGCTGGTAGCGGACAGCATACGCAAAGAGATCCTTTTCCCGGCTGTGCGCTTCTCTTCCTTTACCAGGCCCTTCTCGACGAGGTAGCCGATGTGAAAATCATAGGCCGCCTTATCCATGGTGAAGCCCAGGTCGTTGAGAGTAAAGTACACGACCTCCGCGTCAGTGGCGTTCGGGTAAGACTGCAGCAGGATCTTCAGTATGTAGCCGCGCGCTCTCTCTTTGCGCCTAAGCTGAGGGTCCATTCTCCATCTCCTTTTTCTCTGTTTTCTCCCAGATTAGCTTTAGCATGATCAGCATTTCCTTGTGCTCGGCGTTGTCGCGCGACATGTAGCCTTCGATACTTTTCGTCAGATTCGTCATCGCCTGAGCCTGGGCTCCGAGGGCCTCGGCCTGCCTCTTTTGCGTCTCTATAAACTCTCCTCCAAATCTGAGCGCGAGCTTATAGAGGGCAAATATTATCAGGCCGGCGATAATCGCTCCAGGCCCCCAGAAGATCATGTACTTCCCGATTTCAGCCCAGGTCATGTCCACGCTTCTGCTACTCCTTCTTTCCGGTCCAGGGCGTGACGCCGGACTTGGCAGTCTCGATGGCGGAGATAAGCCCTGCCTTGTCGTCTGCCGAAAGCTCTGACGACTTCTCGACGATATCGGAGATCATCGAGTACAGCGATACGACGGCCTTGCTGATCGGCTCGATAAGCGCGATTAACGCTGCTATAGTGGCTACGTTCATTAGTCTGTCACCTCCACTCCGAGCGCCGAGACGAATTTCAGGAGGTCCGCTGTCAGGGTCGTCAGGCTCGATATGGCCTCCTGGTATGCGGCCAGGCTGGTCTTCTTCGTCACCGCGTCCTCGGCGTTAATGTAGGTCTCCAGCGCGGAGCCTACGGCGATGTAACCTGCGCGGACCTTCTCATACTGCACGCCGAACTCCGCGCATTTGTCGGCTGTGATCGTGCCCTTCTCACAAGCGGCCGCCACGGCCTGGTGAGCGGTTTCGATTGTCGCGCCCGAAGCCTGGTAGGCGACAACCATGTTTTTGTTCGCGGTCGCGCAGCCGAGCAGCGCGACTGAAAGGCAACATATGGCTAACAGCAACAGCAATGTTTTTCTCATTGAGCCCTCCTGTCGATTTTCCTTTTTACTGTTTGTTGGTGAAATAGCCGAATGCGGCTATTAAAACAGCGGATATAACCGATGTCGCTTCAGTCGATACCTGGATATCGAAGACGCCTACTACGGCCACACACGCTGCCACTACCGCGCCTATTGCGGTTGTGATTCTGTCCTTATTGATTGTCACCTCAACACCTCCCTGCTGTTTATTGACCGTCCGGAGACGGTTGATTTATTGCGCGCTGATAATTCGGCCAGATCTTCGCGACATAGCCCTGCATCTGCCTGTAGTCGGGCCGCTTGCCCTTGCAGACACAGGCAGGATCGGCGAGCAGCTGGAGAATGTTTCCGGCTGTATAGCTGAGCTTTCGCGCCCCGCACAGCTTGACTGCAGCGATGATATAGCCGAGCCCTCCGTTGTACGCGGCCAGGGCGAGTTTCCAGTAGTCGCAGTTACCGCAGAGATTGCGCTGCCTGGGCATGGAGCGCAGCAGCTCCTTGATGCGCCTGTATTGCTGCTGCAGGTATCGCGCTCCCGCGTCGAGGTTTTTCTCAGCATTGAAGAAATCCTCTTCAGTCTTCAGTCCGAGCTCGCGGCCGGTAGCGGGCATTATCTGCAGCAGACCTCGCGCGCCTGCAGGCGACACGGCGGCGGGATTGAAGGATGATTCCTGCTGGACCTGGGCGCAGAGCAGTTCATAGGGGATATTGTGCTTCTCTGCAGCGGCTCTGATTTCAGTCTCGTATTTCATGGCGTCTCCGTATCATTTATTGGTAGGGGCGGTTCGAGAACCGCCCCTACAACGTGGCCGTCATGAAACCGGCCTTCTCATTGGGCCACTGCCCTGGAGATACATAATCATCGCCTTGCCGGTAAGGGGGGGCGGAGCAGGGTGGCAGGCCCTGCTCCATTTCGGAGGTGAAACAACATACCCGGCAGAGGGCTGTATATCAGTTAGATTTTCGCATGGTGATGAAGGCGAGTGTTAATGAGCCACTCAGGAAAACAGAGGTATATAAAGGTATTAAAAGTGGGATGAATGAATAGAAACGAGGATAAAAAAAGGCCAGGGCTCCGTTCCCTGGCCTGATAAAAAAATATTGCTTATGCCCCTGTGTTGCAGCCCCCTCCCGAGAGACGTTTTAATATCGCACTAATCGCTTGTCTTGTAATCGTTGAGCTCTTTGTAAACGCTACTGAGGCCCTTTGACACGCCAGTGAGGATGTGATTGAGCCCGTCCTGGCCCTGCAGGCTCAACTGGAATGGATTGTTCGACTGCTGGCTGAACGCGTCTTTGATAAAATCGAGAGCGCTCTTTTGTTCGCGAATCCGATCTTGCAGCTCTGAAATCTGTGACATTTGCGATTTCCCCCCTGGTATTCTCTGGCGGTATTCGTAGGCAAAAGCCCGGAGTGTTGCGACTGCTCACAAAGGGGCAGCTCCAAGCCTCGCGGACAAGGAGACACTCCGGGCGCAAATGTGCTGCATTGCGCCCTGTGCAGTGTTGCCACTGCGGCCGGAGCCGGCCCTTTGTGATATTCGCATTTGTAGATTAATAGAGAGGAGGGGAAAGGGTCAAGCGTGAAGAACTGCAAATAAAGAGGTTCGCTATAGCAGCGTACCCTGACGCTCGTCTTTGGCGTCGGTCTCGGCGAGCGCGTCGTAAACAAAACGCACAGAGACTCCGAGTTTAGCCGCGAGGTGCTTGTGATTTTCACCGTCGCAAAACTTTCTTATATAGCGCTTCCTCAGCTCAAAGAGAACTTTCTCTCCAAGGTAGAGCGGAATGCTCGGGACGTTTTCGTACAGCGCGCAGAGCACGTCCAGGCCGCAGAACTCAAGCACTGTCTTTGCGTCCTTATTCAATAGGTCCTCGTACTCTATCTCCTGAAGCCAGTCTTTCATCTGCGTTTTCACCTGAGCAGCCTCCTTCCGCACATTGGGCAATAGTTCATAGCAATGCCGCCGTTCACTCTGCTGCCGAAAAAAATCAAACTATACGCGGAGAGTCAGACATCAAAACG